TTTACATTTTGGACAATATCTTTCTTTCTCTGAAACTATTTGGGTTGTCTGCCCGCAACATTGATGTTTTTTGATCTCCTCATCTTCTATTTTGGAATCTTCCACAAAAATCCATTCTTTTTTCTTAGAAGGATACCAAGTAACTTCAACATGATTTCTTGGTCTTGGATCAGAAGAAAATTCTAAACGACCTTCTTTGGCTAATTTTTGTAATTCAGCCATGGTCATTCTTTTGGTTTCATCTTTTGTTTTAAAATTATTTCTTTGGGATTCTCCGAAAGAAGTTAATTTCAACCCTACTTCCAATCCTTTCTGCACAGCCATTCCTGGGGAAGTCACCAATCCAGTCAAATGTCTGGCGTATGCTGGGTCTATATTGACAAACAAAGCCTTTATCTCTTCAATATTCAAAGGTCTCCCATCTTTTGTTTTGGAATCTCCAGTTGTTCCTGCAGAACATTCACTGGCTTTAACTTTATATATTTCTCCGTCAATATCCAAAACAATATTATCTCCAGAAACAGAAATAACATCTCCTTCCCTCCCATGATAAAATAAAGTTTTACCAATTTCAACTAATCCAGGTCTGACGGAGTCTCGACTAATCACATCCTTCGTAATAACTCTTCCATTTTTGATATCAACTAAATCATGCAATAACATTTTTACTCCTCCTTATGCGGCTTTTAAAAATTCTTGATTTGCTATCTTTTCAAATTCTTTTCTATTCATCAATCTTATCTTGCCTTTCATGTAAACCTTTGCCGGCCATGAAACATCTTCAATATGAATCAAAGGCGCAGCCCAACAACGACAATTGAATGTACTGCCTGGTAAATAATTCCCATATGATTTTACTTTGGGTTCCGGGAATAATTTTTCTGGATTAGGTGGATCATCCCACGTCATTAAAACGCCATCCATTTTCCTATGAGCAAACCTTGTTCTTCCGTCTCCTCCCTGTCCTCCAGTGCTATGCCAGACTAACCAATTCAAGCCAATAGAGGAAGATCTCGCCATTAACAATCCGGTTATTGCCTTGCTTGTCTCTGTTCGGGCAATTAAATTTGCTCTGGACTTTGTAACTTTCCCAGTTCTTAAAATTGAATCAATAAGAGAAGAAGCTCTTTTGCCTTCTTTTACTCCATTATAAACTATTTCCTGAACACGATTTGCTGCATTTATTGGTAATGAAGTTATCAATTTAACATTCTCTTTAATATAACCTTTTAAAATTTCATCCATATCAGATTGAGTTAATTCTTTTTTCATTAAAGCGGTCATTCTTTTTGAATGTTGGTTCCATTGTTTTAAATCTTGATTTTCAAGACTATAAACCATCCTACTAGAAACCTTCTCTGCCCAACCTTGCAACTTATTAGAATACTCTTGTAAGCTATTGATCAAGCTAGAAATATCTTCAATTTTAATCTTTTCATCTTCAATATCTAATCTTTCAGTAAAATTATTCACCATCATATCAATTTGACGGCTTACATTATAAAGGTCCCGACCATACTCTTGTTCAATGCGCTTGGTCAAGGTTGAATTAAAAATTCTATTCTTATTATCAGAAGCCATTATTTTCCTATATAAAATTCATCTTTAACTGAATTACTACAATTTCCTCTTACAAAAATCAACACAGACTCTAAAGAATTAGAGTCTTCTTTCATACCCATTGAAATAAGATGCTTCTTCAAAATATCAAACTGAAAATCAATCGGGCCCTTTCTAATTTTGTCTAAAACCTTTTCTTTTGACTGTTCAAAATCAATAATCGTTGTCATTCAAATCTCCTTTTATTTAACCTTCAAATATATTATATATATTTTTTTGTAAAAATCAAGCTTTTTTTAAAAAAAATAAAAAATTAATTCTAATAATATCAATAAGATATAAAAATTCCTTTTAAAGGACTATTTCTGATCTTTTGTAAAAAACTTTTCTTTTATTTCTTGCAATGATTTTATCCAATTTTGCCTTATTTTTGACAACCCTGGTTGAATAACTTTATCAACTTTTTTCAATGGAAGACTTTCGATTTCATCTTTAGATTCTTGTTCTTTGGCATTAATAGATTCTTCTTTGGCTAATTCAGGAGATTTAGTTGTTAAATCAATGTTTTCATTTTCCAATTTTGGTAAAGTTTCTTCTGAAAGAATGCCAAGAGGAGGTTCATTTTTATCATCTTCTTTTGCTTTCTCAACATCTTCTTCGGTCAAATTTGTAAAACGACCAGTAATCCTTGATAAAGAAATTAATTCTTTTGTCGCTGTCTCTTTCCCAATTATCCCAGATCCATATGCTGTATTAATTGTTGCCGCATCAGAAGTGGCGATTTCAGATTGCTCTTTATCACTCATCTTCCATAACGAATTAAACGCATACTCAAAATCAAATGGCAATTCAACCCCTAATTCCGACATTGAAAGAACTTCTAATATCAATGATAATGGAGATCGCAATTTGTTTTCTTGCTCTCGATTAATATTATCATAATAATTTCTCAAATCAGACTCTCCAGTATTAAATCCTGCAGGAGATTGACCAAATAATCTTACCAATGGGATATCTGTTGCTCCTGATATCTGTTGCCCAAATTGTATCAACAAATCAGAAATGCCAGTAAACGAATAATTATGCCCTGTAAATACATCTTTTGAATCCAGCATAGTAATGCCTTCAATATTCTGCATCTGACGAATATATTTGAATTGCTTAATTACCGCCGCTTCAACAGCTCCGCCAGCCGCCAATGCTTGCCTTAACCCTTCAATTTGCACAACTCTCAAATAAGCCTTGTACAACAATTGAGAAGCTCCAAGAGTGGCCGAATCATAAGAAACCAATCTATCATAAATCCTCTCTATAACAGACAATCCCCAATAATTTTCGTAAAGTTTCTGGTAATATGGCAATGTAATTCCATCAAAACGAATTACTCTTGAATGATGTACTTTAATGCTAGGCAATGCGATATTGGCAACAGAAGAATGAATTTTGTAATATCTGGGCTTGCCAAAATCTTTATTGAAATCAGATATAATATCTTCAAGGCTAGGTTCACACATCCATCTATCCAGAACCAATAATCCTTTAAATGTTTTCTTTCCAATGGCTTTAAGATTTAATGGAGTATCATACTTCGCTCCATCAATCATAATAACTCCAATGGCTCCTCCATATAATCTTGACCATTTAATAATTTCGCACAATGACCCCCAAATATTCAAATCATTCATAGCAACATAAATTCTCTTAATATCATCGGGTTTCATTTTGGAGAGGATATTAATTCCGACTTTTGTCATATCTTCTGCAATAACATCGACAGCACGACCAACCAACCAAGAACTTCTATATGCAGCTTCAAGGGTTGTTCTGTTCCGGCTCAATAAATTATTGAGAGAATATGTTGAATTTGATAATTGATTATCTGTCCCATATCCTAATTTATTAACAAAATTAGAAAAGGAATCTTGTGTAAATCCTTCCCTTGCAATTTTTTTATCCATTGTTTTTGTTTTTATAAAATTCACTTTTGCCATTTTAATATTTACCTTTTGTTTAATTAATAGACAGGGAGATGTCTATTATATTTTATCTTATTCTTAATCATTTTCTAAATTCCAAAGTCTCTTTAAATAAATACATTGGCATAGTTATTATTTCCCCAAGCATTTTTTGATTATTAACATGGGCTAGAAAAGCATCTCTAGCATTTTCTTCCGATGAAAATCCCAAAAAGATTTTTTCTTCATCAAATTCTTCTCCATTTTCTTTCATTTGATTAATAATATACACATTGGAAGCATAAGGATTATGACCAATGAAGCAATCAATCTCTTCATTGTCCGCGCCCACAGTTCCTTCAATAAAACCATATCGGTAGAACATTGTGACCTTGCCGGTTTCTCCTGCATCGTTTTTCCATCTCCTTATACTGCCTTTATCATTTTCAATCGTAATAGGCAGACCTTGATAGATGATTCTACTTGTGCCTTCACCTTTCTTTGTCACCTGACCATTACTTACATTCAAT